CCAATAATCATTGCAACAATCTCAACGATAGTTCCGATGATTTTCCAGAAAGACGGTTTCTTATACCACGGCTTCTTATTGCGGGAATTTGCATCGGTACGACTGTCGGATACGGAATCATAGTAGTTAAAGAAATCTTTCTGTAAGCGTTTGAGAATGTTTTCAGCAAGTGCTTTACTGCTTTTGAAATCAATAGGCAGGCATACGGTGACGGAAATGTTATCGGGAGTGAATGAGGCGGTAATATAATCATCATTCTGTGAAAAATCAAATACGAAAAATTCAAAGGTTTTTACATTAAGATTTTTAGGAATGTCATTTATATCCGCCGAAACGGTTGTGTTATCGGAACAGTATGTAAAGGTACATTTGCAAAAATCAAAAGGAATGCAGTCTTTTAAAAGATTATAAATCTCAGACAATGTCTGAGCAGTAAATTTGTTATAGCTGTCTGATGACAGCTGTGCAGTAGCTTTATATTTTGTGTTCATAATCAAACCTTCTTTCGTTCTGATTATAACATAACGGTCAAGACAGAACCGATACCACATTACAGGAAAATAAAAGTAGGGAGAATCATTATGAATGAAATCAGAGTAAGAATTAAAGACCTCATCAAAGAGCTTCAAATGTTGCAAAAGGACGGCTACGAATGTGCCGACCTCATAATTGAAGAAGCCGAACCCGAAGAAGGCATTCCGGCTCGCATTATGCTCAGCGACTACGGCTGTGTATTTGAATGCAAAGACTGACAAGGGGGAGTGAGAGAATGGATAATCGTAACATCACGAGTATTGTTATTAATTACGATAACGGCGAAATAGAAACCTTAAATAAAGGTGTAGTTGTTGGTTTTGATGAAATCGACAACGAAGAAGAAACTATCAAAGTCAGATATCGTATGTGCGATATTAAAGGCAGCGAGTTAGCAATGGTTGTTGAAGCTATTATTGCATTGGGCGACAAACTCGGAATGTTTGACAACGGGGTGATAGCAATGAAGATGATTAAAGTAAAAATTGATACCTTAATCAGTAAACTTGAAGAAATCAAGGCAAGCGGACATGAAACGGTGCATTTGTCTATTGTTGAAGGTGTGCCAAAACACAAGATCCCAGCTCATGTTGACCTTGATGCAGACAAGGATTTTCGTTGTGTGCTCGAGGTGAGAGAATGAACCGAATCACAGTAAGGATTGATGACCTAATCAATCAGCTCAACGAAATCAAACGAGATGGTGCTGAAAAAGTTTTGCTTGAAATTGAAGAAGGTGTTGCAGAACCAGAGGAGAATTGTCCGAACAGGATAAATCTGAAGCCTGCATATCACCTGAGTGATTTTTGGGCAGAAGTATTTGAAAGTGACTAAAGCAAAAGTCGATACCAGATTACAGGACTAAATAACGAAAGGGTGAGAAGAAAATGCCGAGAAAATTAGCTAAGCCCGAGGACCAAATGAAAAGACAGTTGATTGCCAACATACAGTATGAGGCAGAAATCAGGAGTATTGACCGTGAAGGACAGGCTCTTGTGGCACATTGCTCTGAGGGCACCTACAGAAAAAGAATTAAAGATCCGGGTACTTTTACCGTGGAAGAGCTGTCGAGGCTTGCCAACAAATTCGGCATACCTATTCAAAGCCTTTTCAAGGCAAGGGTGGTAGCTGATGAATGACAAAACACTTGACGAACTAAATGACATGGCAAAAAGGTGGATAGACGGAGAGGTTAATCATCTTGAAGTTGTATCACTAAAGTTATTTGATAGGTTATTAGTACTGGAACTTGCTAACGCCTATTCTATGTGCAAGGTTGGTTTGCTCAGCGAAAAATACACTGCCGCATATAAATTAAAATTCTTTCAGGAGTATCGTGAACTAAAGCTCAAGACAGAACATTTGCTGGTCCAACAGGAACAGCAGATTGACTCCGTGAGGAGTGCAAGTGTAACTCTTTCGGAAGTCTGCAAGGAATACGGTAAAGATGAGGTTGACCTCGTTAAACTGTGCGAGTTGCAGGCAAAGGCAATTGATGAGCTGACACATGAGAATGTACATATCAAGCTGTGGAACTCAGTCAGAGCATACAAAAAGCCGAAAGAATACGCGAGGCGGCATATGAATAAGATTATCGATGAGCTTATTGACAGGTTCGGCAGTAAAGTACCGTTTGAGCAGGTTGTTATGTCGTATCTCAACACTTGCCTTAAAGACAACCGCAGAGAGATGTGGGAACAATTGACAGGCGATGACTATCCTACGAAGGCAAGACAGCAGTTGCCGGTTAAAGACGGTAACGCAAAGGGCGAGCTTGAATCAATGAAGAAACATTACGGTGTGAGAACAGGGAAAAAAGTTGTAAAGGAGAGTGTCGAAAAATGATTTTTGTATCAAGAAAGAAATACAAGCGTTGCAAGAGACAGCTTGAAGATGTGCAAGTAAGATTAGCTTCAACAAAAATTGAACTTATTGACGCACATAACGATGTCAGATATTTAAGAGACAGAATTGTTAGAGCTTTCAATGGCTTTAATGAACTTTGTGAAAAGAACAATTTGCCTTTGCCGTTTGATTTGAAACTGATTGAAGAAAGTCTCGCAGATAAAGGGCATATCGAAATTGAAGAAACAGCAGAGGATTATATTTGTGCAAGCTATAAGGAGTAAAAAATGATTTTCAGAAATTGGAAGAGCAAGGGAGAGTACAAAGCTAATTGTGCTAAGCAGGAACAAGACATCAACAGACTTAATGAAAGAATTGATGACTCAGAAAATGTTGAAGCTATCCAGCTCGGAATTATTGACCGACTCAAAGCGGAGAACAACGAACTCAGAGCCGAAATTGAGAGGCTCAAAACGGAAAATCTGACACAGGGCTTTGAGTGTGTCGGAGTATCGGCTATTTGATTGTAAGGAGAATGGAAGTAAATGAAAATGAGAGTCTATAAGTGTGATAGCTGTAACAAAGTTATCACAGATCCGTACACAGTTAACATGAGGGAATTCTATTTAGGGTTTGATGCTGATTGCCTTGGCCTTATCGGGATTGCAATTCCTTTTGAATGCAAGAGAAAAATAAAAATACATCTATGTGATGATTGTTTCAAAGGCTTGCATGTTATTGCAAAAAAAAAGAAGCGTAAAAAGTAA